CCTTTTTCGTTCTTACCGATTGATTTAACAACGATTCTTTTATTTTTGAACTTACCACCTAACACAGTATCACCTACGTTAATTGGTACGTTTATATCCTCTGTTAATGAAGTTGCAATATCATTATAAAGTTCAATTGCTTCATCTCTTTTTAGATTTATTCTATGAATTGGAATCTTAACATCATCACCAAATTTGTAAATTGCAGCGGCCCAACGATGGTGTCCATCTATTATGTAATTATCCTTAGATATGATTAAAGGTTTCATATCAGTTGGTTTACTATATTTCGCAGCAATACCCTTTACTTTGTCTGGTATGAGTTCTACTTGAGATTCTTTTAACTTTCTAGCTGGAACTAATCCTTTTGTTACCTTTACTTTAGATTTAGCCATAGAAAGTGCCTTACTCAAATTTTGAGTATTCACTTGTGGCATATTTTTTCTTTTATATAAAGGCATATTTATATTCCTACTTTGTTAGTTATAAATCAATATTAGATTTTCTTCTGTAAGATTTAGTTTCATTTAACCCAATCATCAATATCTATTTTTTAGATATCATCGAGTTTTCTGAATCATTAACTTCTTCAAGGGATTCTATGACCCTTGCTATCTCTTCACGTACTATTGTTCTAATCTTTTCTTTACTTCCATCAGTTATGGTTTTATTACCATATTTCTTTTCTAGAAGATTAACTAATTTTTCTATGTTTGCCATTATAATCCTCTTTGGTTAAAAGTAGCCACTTGGACTAATTTGTTTCTTCTTTGTTGTTCCATTTTGAATTGACGTAACCCCTCATTCATATCCTTTTCGTATAAGGATTTGTTTTGAGGATTCGAAATCCAATCTTTCCAACCGTATTGTCTTATATTGTTCATACGATTATAAATATGTAATTATTTGGAATAAAGGTTATTTACTACGTTTTCCTTTGTGAGAATCGATTCTATCTAAGATTTCGTTGAGTAGTTCGTTCTTAATGAATCCGGCCATAGATGCGTTTTTTAACGCTGATACCATTTGGAACACCATAAATGGTGCTATAATTGTTTCAGATAACCAAGATGTACCTTTGAAACCTAATTCGATTGATAATATAACTGTTAGTATTACAACCCATGCAAACATATTTTTTAAAACTTTAAGAGCTTTATAGGTTTTAAACCCTTCTCTTTTCATTCCTGCTATGATACCGAAGAAACCATCTAATAACAAAACTAACATCACTGCCATATATTGTTCTGCATTACCCATAGTCACATTCATCAGATACGATGCTATAAAGGCACATCCACCTGAGAATCCCATACCTATCATAAGATAGGTGTTTTTCAATACCATCATATTATTTTCCATATACTCTTTTAACTTTTTTGAACTATATTGTTATTTTGCGAACTTTTCTATTCCCGCAATTCCGAAACAGCCCAATGTAATCCAAACAAATGAATTGTATATGAACTCGTTAATTACTAAGTCTTTTCCGAAGTATCCAGTAGTTAAGTCTACTACTGCAAATAAGGTCATTACTGCGAAAGACATAAATCCTATTACGTTCTTTTCGTTAATGTTGTTATCATCCTTAAAAATATTTTTAAATGCCATCCATTTTCTCCCGATATATCTAAACATAATGTAACTCCTTTGTATAACAATAACTATGGTGGATATTAGAATCCACTCAAAATTATCTCATCTATTTTATCTTGAACTTCTTTTCTTGTAGCTGACATATGAAAACTGATATCGGCTTGATATCGTTTCTTTTCTTCATCGTACTGAAGTATTAATATTGTTGGTACTACTACTATTTTATATTTCTGTTGTAGTTTAGGTTTTTTAGCTATATCTATGAATTCTATATCAACTTCATCTAACTCTTCAATCCATTCTACATCATTACTACTATTCCAACCAGCATTAAAATGCATTACTACTACTTGCGCACCTAATAGGTTAGTTAATAGTAGAAATATCGTTACAAATAAAAACTTTTTCATATAAACCCTTTATCTAAGTTTGTCTATTTTTTCTTCTAATCGTTTGAAATCTTCTTTCAACTCTTTTACATCCTCTTGAGTAGTCATAATTGTTTGACGTATCAATTGGTCTTTCATATCATATTCCATTCGAGTAACATCGGGCGGTGGTGCTATGGGAAGTTCTTTAGCTTCTTCAATATCAGCTTGAAGTGCAAACCACATCCCTACAATAGTAGCTATTGCAAATGCAATTCCACCTAATGTTTGTAAACTAATTTGGATTTTTGATTCTTCACTTATTTCTTTTGCCATCTTCTATACCCTTATAATATAATAAAGTTTATTCCCATTGAGAAATCATACCAACTACGATTCCAATACTTATGGTACTTTCCTTCTGTAAATATTCCTAATGATTTTGTAAATCTATATCCAAATATTAAACCACCTGAATAATCTACCCAATTACCACCATTATATTTGTGGTAACTGTATTGTTTGTTACTTTTTATATGGTATGGCATTACATTTGCCCAAGAATGTAACCAAAAATCTTTAGTATATTTGTAATAATCAAAACCCATTACAATTGAATACTCAAATTGTTGTGGAAGTAATGCTTTTTCTCTATCTACATAATCTGATAAGATTTGTGGAATCACTACAGCTTCCCAAACCTCTATAGAATTAGCTACAACATTACCATTTGGGTCTAAATATTGATAATTATCTACATCACTAAAATCTACACCATAACCCATCTCTTCAATTGCTAAGTTAGTGAAGTGTATATCACCCGTTTGTAATATCCATTCTGCTAATGGGTCGAATCCATAAGGTTGTGATAATCTTTGAGCTGCTCCAATATTTACTGAGAACTTTCTATTGAATTTGTGTCTATATCTTTGAGATGCTTCAAAGTAGTTTATATCTGCAAATTGGTCTGCTAAGTACTCTACTTTTAAAACATACTTATCAGCAATATATCTTAGGAAGTGGTCTTGACTAAGGAATGATTTACCTTGTTGCCTTCTATAATCTAATTCAAATAGATATTCAAATCCTTTTGATTTACTACCTATCGTTGCAGCATCTGAGAATGAATTCTCTGTACCATTTTTGAATCTATTCTGAATATTTGGTTCATACCCAAATCTTTGAATCTTTCTAATACCAAATACTGCTGAATAATCATATGGAGTAGATGTTTTTTCAGTTGTCAATCCATTTGTAACAGAGTAAGTTGTTACATCTGAAATTGAATTGTTACCATTATATGCTGCATAGAATGTTGAGTATTTGAATTCTCTCTTCAATCTTTTCTTAAACTCAGATGGTTTTTTCTTTTCTTTAACCTCTTCTTTGTTAGTAACAGGAAGGATTACTTTCGTATCCTGTCCATACATAACAAATGGTAAAATACATAATAAAAATATTAATTTTCTCATGCTCTAATCCTCTTTTACAATTTTCTTATTATAGATGTTTCCATCATAGTTTACCTGAAGTATATAAATCCCAATAGGTAGGTTTTTCATATCAACTTCCGCTCTCTTCTGATTCTCACCACTTCGTAATTTCCTACCGGACATATCAAATAAATCAAATTTAACATTGTTTAATGATGTTACTACATTAAGAACATCATTTGTTGGGTTCGGATAAACTGCAATCTTACTACCAGCCAATTCATTAATATCTAATGGATATCCATCTTCACAATAGTTGTATAAGGATTGGCAATCAGAATCCCATTCAGTATCACAACAATATTGGTCTACATCAATCACCCAAGCATAACAAGGATTATTTAACCAATATGGATTACCTGGTCCACCAACACAACCTGCATCATATAAACAAGCCGTTGAATCAGATACGTTTGCGTTCGGGTCATAATTATAAGCCGATACATCTGTACATCCTACAACTGCCGTAATACAACTTCCGTTATCAACATTTGCATTCGGGTCATAGTTTACCGAAGTTGAATCAGTACATCCATACACAATCGGAATA